TTGCCATAACTTCATCATGAGTTTGGAAAGCAACTTTTAACCAATCTTGATATCCGCAGCTAACAACACCATCTTTATCCAATCTACTGTCAATACAGTTGTTTACACACTTTGAAATTTCCATAGGTACTGGGGACTTGTAACCTTGGAATTTTCCTTTAGGACAGAGTAAATAAGGTTCATTAGTTTGAGTTGATAAAGTAGTATACGCAACTCTTCTATTTTCTTTAGGAGTAATGTAAGAGTAGCAATCATGAATATATTTAGATACTCTGTTAATTTTTTGTTCATCACCTGAAAGAACATATTTTCTAGCAGTTTTCAAAGAAGCAATCTTGATGTTTTCATCTGCAAAGTTCATCAAGTTATCAATGCTCTTGAGTGCTTCAAGTTGCCAATGTCCAGATGATTTTTCGTTGTTCTTGTATGCTAATCTTTCAAATTTTGCAGCAGAATTATTTTTATCAACAAAGTTTTGCAAAGCCATATAAGAATATCTGAGAATGTTTCTTTGACTTGCTGTTTTGATAGTCATAAATCTATTTAAAAGATTTGATAATCTAGTTATTCTTTCTTCAGGGGAACATTTAAGAATTTTTCCTAAACCTTCAGGACCACCAGAATTCATAAAATCAATTACAATAGGATGTGACATGTCTAAATGCGAATCCATGTCTTCTAGAGGATTAGATACAAATGAATGTTTGCCCTTGACATCTTCCAAGAGATCCTTGATGACATCAACTAAAGTGTTGCCAATTTTTCTAGGATCATGACTTGTGTATTTTGTTTCGATTTTGTATCCCTTTTCCATATTAATTGCCTAATCCTAACATTGATAGTTCTTCTTTATCAAATCCTCTATCTACCAATGCACTTTTGATTTGTTTAAGTTCTTCAGTAACACCTTTCTTGCTTTCAGGATCCTTAAAATCACCTTGTTTGGTATTTTTACTATAATCTTGTAAGTCTAAAAGATAGCATGCTCTAGCTATAAGTTCACCAGTTGATCTTTTCATAAAATCTGGTTTTCTATCGTAATCTATAGCTGCAGTTTTTGTTTTCTTGCCTTCAGATGCTAAATCTTTTAATTGGTCTACTGTTTTCTTTACTTGTTTATTTTGTTCTTGCAATTCTTCAAGATTAACAGTCTTTTCATTAAGAGCAGTCTTTTCATTGTCGTCTTTTTTGCTTCTTTGCTTTCTGTTATAATCTTGAACGATTTCTACTGCTTTCTCAATCATTGGTTTTTCCCAAAATTTGAGTTTAGCAATAGTTCTTACAATGTCATTCTTTTCAACACCGTGGTCAAGCAATTTACCCACTTTTCCCATCAAAACACGAAATGGATTGCCTCTAGTTTTCTTTTTTCTTTGTTGTACCTTTTGTGATTCTCTAAAATTGTACACTGCTTTGACCTCTGCTAAAAATTCTCTTTCTATTTTGTCAGCATATTGAATATGATTTGGATCTGGCTTTCCGGTTTGTGGATCTATTGTTCTTTTTTTCGGATCGCTTGCCATCTGAGTAGTATCAGACAAATGATAAAGTTTCTTTTGTAAATCCTTATTTTGAACATTGTCAGCAACAGAAGTTATCTTTTCAGTCAACTTCTGAGGATCATTGCTTGACTTAACTTCGTCAAGCAATTTTTTCGCATCCTTCTTACTTACTCCAGCATCTTCATTTCCAGTAAGTTCAATATTATTAGGACCACCTGGACTTGATGCTGCTGGCATTTCAAAATTAGAATATTTATTCATTAGTCTATATCAAAATCTAAATCAATATTTCTGTAAATATCTGCAACGGTTTGTGCTCTATTTTGAGCTTTTGTCTCAAATTCATCAGCAATGTTTTTCTTAATAGCTAATCTTGATTCTCTATTCTTATTTTGCATTGCTACTCTTTGAGCTTCTCTTGCATCTAAAACTTCTGGATCAACCATACCAAATTGTGATGTATGCTCTAAATCATTAGAAGTTCTAAGAATATTGTGTGCTCTATTGTTAACAACTTGAGACTTTCTTAAGTTGTTAATTTGCTTCTCTTCCCAGCTTTGATGTTTGGAAGCTTTAGCTTCTCTTCTTCTTTGCAATTCAACAACTGATTGTTCACTGCTAGAAGATTGGCTGTTGAGGAATTCTTCAGAAATTGCAATCATATCAGGATTGAAAATATTAGCAGAACCTCTGAGCATGCAATCCATATATTCATCAGCTGAAAATGCTTTTAAACCACTAGTAGTAGTTCTTGCATTAGTACCTTCATCGGTTCCATAGTCAGCTCTTTTGATAGCACCTAATTCTTGAGAAAGAATTCTGTCTGCAATGCTTTCACCTCTATAGTCTTGGTACATTGAAGCTCCAGAAATCTTTTCCCAGGACTTTTCGAAAATAGAAGCTTCTTTCTTTAAACCAATAGTTTCTTTAGAGATTTTAAATTGATTTTCTGCAGAGTTTGCTTTCAACTCAGCATAAGGATCTTCTTCGATATTAACCTGAGATCCAACAAATCTCTTTTCAATGAAACTTGGGATATTTTCTGTTTCGTTTACTTTCTTAAATCTACTCATATTTGTATCCTGGTATTGCTCTAAGATTTGTCCCAGAAGAAATCTTCTGGGACATTATTCTTGAGGAATTATTTATCGTATTTTTTTGTAAAGAGTGCGTCGATCCACTCTTGGTCACCGTAACCTAACTCATTCTTCCAGTAGTCAACTAATCTGGAGTAATCTGAGTCAGTAAGTGTTGCAACTTTGATCATAGAAGAAACAGCAGCTTTCTTGACATTTGAGTTAAGTTCAGAAGCCATAACATTCTTGATTTCAGCCAAGTCATTACTAGCAACAACAGTTTCACCTAACATAGCATCGATGTATTCTTGTGGAAAACCTTCTGCTAATGCTTTTGCTGCAAATGCTTGTTTTGATGCAGTTGATAAGTTTGTAGCTTTCTTCATCTTCATATCAGATTTTGCCCAGCCAGCTTCTTTTTCAGCAGTACATGAACAGCTTTCACCAGCATATTTCTTGCCACAGCTTTCACATTCTTTCTTCATTGCATCAACTTCTTCATCTTTCTTTGCAGCGATTTTGACAAGTTGTTCTCTGTAAGCTCTTCTTTGTGCAAGCTTTACAGTCTTCTCATTTTCAGCTTCAATTTGTGATTGAATTTTGCTAGCAAGTCTAACTCTTCTTTCATGTCTTGCAGCTAAGATAGTGTTTGCTAATGCTTTATCACCAGATGCTAAAGCAGCTTCAACAGCTTCAGCACTTAATTGTGAAGGATGATTGAAAACAACAGATGCTTTCTTTGTTGCTTTCTTAGGTCCTTTTCTGACCATATCTTCATCGACATCTTCATTATCGACATCTTTATCATCGACATCATCTTCATCATTGTCTGCAACATCTTGTTGTTCTTTAACATGCTTTCTTAATGGTTTAGGAACATCACTAAGATCTTTTGCATCTTCTTTTGATGGTTTTTTCTTATCACCAAGCTCTTTAAGCATCTTTTCGGTTTCTTCATCCATTTTTTTAGGTGCTTTGGCTTTGGCTAGTCTTTCATTAAAGTTGTCCCAATCAATACCTTGAAAAACAAGGTCAGAATCAAGAGCTTCTTCTTGAATTCTGTTTGGGAAAATTCTATCTGCCATAATTGTTTTTTCTCCTCAAGAAAGAATACATTAGTGATTTCTTGTCAAAAAACAAGAAATCCTGTATGTACTTATTTAGTTTCTTTATCTAAAATAAGCTTTTTTCCCTTTAAAATCAGCTTATCTCCAATTTTTATTTTGTTGTTTTTGAATGTCCCTTGATTTGCTTCTACAACAAATTGAACATTATTTGATTTTGGAACACACGATTTCTCACTATGAGCATCCATGTCTTTGATATCTAAAATCTCGTAATCTTTATCTAAAAAAGCTAAAGATAAACCAAAATCTACATTTTTGTTCCAAAAAGAATAACAATCAGGATAATCAAAAGCAAAAAATACAACTTCGTCTTCACCTAAAGGTTTTGCAAACATAAGACCTTTAGATCTCAACTTGTCATTGTCTGCTACAAATCTAATATCGAACTCTGAACTAGGTTCGCTGAGGTTCAGTCAGCCACCAACTTTCTTAAATCTTGAAGAGCTAGCTTTTACACTTCTTGCTTCTTCAAGATCAAATCTGTCCTTTGTTCTACCTTTTCTAAATTCATTAACAGTATTTGTACTAAGATAATGATCTCTTAGTGCTAATCTTGCTTTCTCAGTCAATTCAACTGATCTTCCGTAACCTGTAACTAATCCAGCTGTCTTTAATGCAAGAAGATCATTGTCTGTAATATTTGTTGGGACTGAACAAACTTTTGCATCTTTGTTCAATGCCATTTGACTAGCTGCAGTTACTAACTCATCTGTGCTAGCATCAATAGTTCTAAGCATTTCAATGTATGATGTGCTAACTTTTGCTGCTTCTCTATTTACAGATGGAGTAATTCCTAAAAGTTGAATTTGAATGTCTGACAATCCAAGACCCTCCATAGAAGGACCATCGAAAAGCTCAGCATGCAAATCTAATGAATGAACTGGTTTAATTGGTATTGGCATAATTTTCTCCTAAACGACTCTATTATTTGGTATTCTTCTGACTGCTGCATCTTCGTCATCTCTATTTTCGTATTTATGTTCTTCCAAAAATGTTGGATTGTTAATTGCAGTATTTCCTAAAGTATCAGGAATAATAACCTTTGCTCCAGAACCATCAACTTGATCAGGGTGATTTTGTGCTTCTATTGAATTCATTTCATCTGCAGAAACATTTTGACCATGCCCTTCTGGTTCTAATTTTCTTTGATTGACCCAGCCTGAAGAAGTAGGTTCTCCTTGTCTACCTTTGTCAAGTTCTTTATTTTCTTCTTCAATTTCTGACCAAAGAATTTGATGGTTTGTAGTTTCTGTAACATTGATACTTGTTTGATTTCCATACTGCGAAATTTTGACAAACAATTTATCCGAAAGTGCATATTTGTGCTGTTTATCTAAGACATCACAAATATAAATAATTTTTTTCAGAAGATGATTATTCATTAGACTGTATGTCCTGATATTCCATACGTATTTGTCTTATAAATGTCTTCTACACCCCTATCGGTTTTTTCATCACCATTGAAATCATAATAAGAAGTAGGCATTTTTTGCTTATTCAATTTTTCTTCTGTAGTCATATTTGGATCATTAGCATTAAGATATTGACCACCAGGAGTTGGTTTGTTCTCTAATTGAGCTGGACTGACATTAGCTTTTCCATCAGGGTTTGGATAATCTTGTATAGTGGTTTCTTTATACTTATCTGACAAACCATCTCTATTTGATTTTGCTGAATTATCCAAATAATTATTTAATCCATCAAAACCATCTTGACCATCCAATTTAATGTATGACATTTCAGGAACATTATTAAATCTTTCGTCAAATTTTCTTTGTTCACCAGGTACAGGTTCAGTTACTTCAGATCCAAATAATCCAACCGCATAATTCTCATCATCAGGATTAGCTATTTCTCTAGCTATACGAATTAGTTGTTCTTCAGATAAAGCAAAATGAGTTCTTGAAGGTCTATCTGGATCTTGGTATTCTTCTCTAGGGTATTTGGTGTCAGACTTATATTTATGTCTTGCTTCCAAACTTTGTTCCATAGTTTGCAAGTGTTTTTTATCTGTCTTGAAATTTTCTTTGATGTAAGCGGGAGAGTTTTTCAAGAGACTATCTGCTTCTCTCTCTAAGTTCAATTTGTAATTATGCAGAACTGCTCTGTATTTAACTTGTAATCTTTCTAATGGTGTAAGTTCGTAGTTGATAAAACCCATTTCAACATTTTGCTTATGGAACATTGTAAGTTTTGTTTCAATGTTGTCATCATTGTATTCATTATCTTGATGGGTTCTACTAAGAATTCTTTCAAAGCTGTCATCTTCATTGATGTACATGTTGACAGCGCTATTTTGCCCTTGACTTTTACCAACACCCATGGGTTTTTTGCCAGGAGTAAACGGTGAAGGTGTTCCTCCACCTCCAACACCACCAAATTGAGCTGTTCTTACATTCTTAGACATAATGATTTTTTCTTATTAAAAATATTAATAACCTTTAAAATTTATCTTCTATTTAAGTTGACCATTTTAGACTTGGGTAATCTTTGCATAATTTTATTTGTCAAGCACTCGTAGCATACTGCAGCTACTGCATCACATATGTCATCTTTGTATCCAGACAATGCTTCAATATAATATCTTTTGCCTTTCCACTTCTTCTGCAAAAATAAAAATTGTATTTTAGCTTCTTGAATTTCATTTAGTGGGACAAGTTTATTATCATAATCAAAATATGCGCCACCGGATAAATCATAAATATCAATACGATCATCTCTTACAAGTTGAGTTAATTCAGTGTAAATCTTTTCTTTGTATTCTTTGTTGAATTGCCTTTCTACAATAGGAACTCCATGTGACTGCAATCTAATAAGAGAAGATTGAGAATTCCATTGATCAATTGAAACTTGCTTAAATCTAAATCTTCTGTGTAAATCAATCACATATTCTTCAACATCTTTTTCTTTAACAGGTTGATTTTTAGTCATAGGGTTCCAATAATGGATATGATCTATGACAACTCTTTTTAAAGGCTTAAAATCAGGACCTACTGTTCCGTACATATTTTCAGTATGAGAAACAACAAGAGCGTAATAGTCAGAAGTTCTAGCAGGATCTAAGTGACAGAAGTAATCAAAAAATCCAGTAGCAAATTCTTTTCTTTTGACCATTGACATACTTTTAAACATTCTTTCAATGTCATCTTGCGCAAACAATGGATCAGAAGAAGAAGCACCAAATTCTGCTCCATATTGCATCTGGTATTCAACTGGGTTTTTCTTTTTTTGATCATCCAACCAAGCTTTATCAATATTTGGATTGGTAAGCCAAGTTGGTAGTTTCATTACAAGAGTATTTTGATCTTCTAATCTATTTTCATGTAAGTCA